TATCGAAGCAGGTACAGTATCCTTTCGCGCCTAAAGTAACGGAGGAAGAAGAATGAGAGATGAATTACAAGAGTTTGAAAGAGGTATGGCTAGATACAATGAAATGCTATTACATGAACATCTTAGAGAGAAGGAGGAAGAAGAATGAGTGAGCGAGATAGCGAGACAACATTGAGGAATAACATAGATGCAGTGAAGACGATAGTAAGAACAGTGAAAACCACACTAGGGCCGTTAGGCCGTGATAAGTTAATGGTTGATGGTGGTGGAAACACCATAGTAACCAATGATGGGGCTACTATACTAAGAGAATTAGATGTCGCACACCCTGCTGGTAAAATGGTAATCGAGTGTGCTCAAACACAAGAGAGTCTATGTTACGATGGGACAACAACTGCTGTCGTACTTGCTGGTGAATTATTGTCTAACAGTGAAGGCTTGATGAATAAAGGGCTGCACCCTAATATAGTCTGTAAAGGTTATACTGAGGCAGCGAATATGGCGATAGACCGCTTAAGTTCGCTAAAGTTTACTAGGCATCCTTCTACGGAAGATGAGTTCCTTATCCAAGTCGCAAAAACCGCTATGACTGGTAAAACACTAGATGCTGCGATTGATGATGTAGCGTCACTTTGTGTACAAGCAGTGAAGAAAGCAGGTAATGCAGAAAAAGTGCGTGTGTTGAGTTTACCCGGTGGTGGGCTAAGAGATTCATATTTATTCAATGGTGCAATAGTGAATAAAGACTTGACTATTGAAAAAGAGATAGATGGTGAACATAATATAATTCTGTTGAATAGCGGCTTAGAGCCACAGAAAACAGATGAGAATATACAAGTGCAGTTAGACATGCAGGGATACACGCAGTTCAAATCGTCAGCAAACGATGATTTACTTGAGCAAGCAAAATTAATTTTAGAGCAAATGCCCGAAGAAGGTGGAATGGTTTTTGTCAGAGATGGCGCTCTCGACCACGTGTGTACTTATCTACACAAACATAACGTTACGGTAGTCAGAAGATTACCTGAGAGCACTATGAGAGCGCTCTCATCAACACTAGGTATACCGATAGCCCAATCACCTTCTGATATTGAGTGTGGTGCTATGGGTAAAGTCAGTAGACAAAGACATTACGATGTGAACTATTTGTTCGTAGAGGGGATGATTAATTCAGACCAATCTACGCTAGTTCTTAGAGGCGCTACTACAACTACTTTAGATGAGATAGAAAGAGGATTTGACGATGCGCTAGGCGTTGTCTCCCTTGTCTTAAATGGAGATGATATAGTGTATGGTGGTGGTAGCGCTTTCGCTAGTATGGCATCATATTTACGTTCAGAAGCAGCGTCTGCTCAGGGTAGAAGTCAAATGGCAATCGAAGCGTTTGCAGACTCTTTAGAAATAATACCAGCCACTATTGCAGAAAATGGAGGGCACGACCCTCTTGACTGTATACTTGCGTTACGACACAAAAACCAAGACGATGCGCTTGACTACGGCCCTGATTTGGAAAATGGTGGTATTACCTCTATGTTTGAATTAGGGGTGTTTGAACCTATGAGTTTAGTCAGACAGGCGGTATTGAGCGCAACCGAAGTTACTACTGCAATCCTAAAGATTGACGATATGATAGCAAAGAAGGGCGCTTAAGATGGGTCGGTTGATGGATAGGCTAATTGTAGAGTGTCGCAACTGTAAACACAAGCATATCCCTCACCGCTTATCTGCTCGTTTTCATAACGAAGAGGCTAAAAGAATCCAACTGTGGAAGTGTAAAGAATGTGGTCATTTTTGGCAAGATTCTGTCTTTAAGTAGGAACATCAATATAGAGGCGCTTTACTTATTGCACCATGTCTCTTTTCACATGGTTCGCTCGCAAGTTAATGACCCTCATGGGAGAGGTATATGTTTGGCTCGATAGGAGAGTAAAATATACCGAAGAAGAAGTAAAAACTGTACTCGGTTTATCCATAGATAAAGACTTACAAACAAGTTCAAGATATGATTTATGTCGTAGAGTTGAAGAGACTTTTGGGTTAGAGAAAGACTCTTTTTGGGCTTTACAGAGCACACAAAAAATACGATTTGCAACGCAACAAGCGAGAAACTTAAAGAAAACTGAGTGATACTATGGTAACGTTAGAGCATATTCTTTCTCAACCATATGATATAGAATTGGCTATGTATTACGTTAACACGTTTTTTATGATTATAACCGTACAAGTCAGCCATCTTTTTTACACTCTATATAATGAAAAGGGGGTATTAAATGAAAGATAGAAAACATCACAATGGCGCTTGTAAAATGTGGCAAGCATTCATGGCAGAATCATTTGAAGATTGGAATTAATTATTGGGGTTGGGGTATAGATTCCCAATTACCCATTGTTGTAACGTAATCTCCATATTTTTCATACATTAAGTCTTTGTATTGTCTTATGTTCATTGGGTTATCTACTAACCAAGTATCAAACCAACCATAATCCCAATGACTATCTTCGGGTATTTCCCACGTTTCTATATCTGCTGTAATTAAAGTAAAGGTTTCATCTTTAGCACAATGTTCCCAAACTAAATCTATTACATCTTGACTGTTTTCTATTATAGTTACAGATGTTACATTAGGATTATCAATTAATTTTTGATGCACCATTCCTATACCTAATCCACCTATCAATACATCTCCTGTTGCATTATCCCAAAGTTGTTGGTGTTCTCTATATTCAGCGTAAGAATCTTGCATTATAGGCCAAGGGCAACTTTCTTTGGTTAATACGGTATATTCTTCTGCTGTTTCATTTTTCATCATCAAATATCTTTCCCAATTATAATCAGTAGTTTGACCGTTAAAATGTCTAATCGCAAAGTCTCCCGAAGTACCTTCCGGTATTATTACACGTTCTCTTATTGCCATATTAATCACTAATTTTCTATAAAGTTAAACAACATACTAAGACTATTTGCTGCTGTATCACCTGCTGAATTAGTAGCAGTAGCCGCTAATCCTATGATTATTTCATCACCTGCTGATGGATAGGTTACACCACCTCTACCTCCACCAAAGGATATTTGCATTGTTTGTACTAAACCATTTGAGTTGAATAATGCGTTTTGGTCGGTTGTTATTGTTCCCGCTAATGCTACGCTCGAACCTGTTAAAGATTGAGATACAATTGATAACTGCCATGCAAATGAAGTAGCACCTGTGGCTCTCATATATGCACCAAACTGAGTGTGATATGCTGAATCACATCCATCAAAAGCAGAAGCGTAGCCATCTACAATTACATTGACTGTAACTCTATCATTTATACTATCGCTATTAGTGTCGGTAGTAAAAGCACCGTCAAAAGTACCCTCTGTAAAACCGCAATTATCCACATGAGATGTAAAAGCATTGTTATGATTTCCACTTGAAGATGTAGCAATAGAAACATTAGAAGGTACAGAAACAGGGGCGGCATAATATCCTTGATTAACTACACCAACAGCACCAATAAAACTCAATTTAATCACCCGATTTGTACCCAATTATTAGCAGTAACACAAACAAATGTAACTGCTTCATGGTCGCCTGTTGCAGTAACACTAGGCCAACCCGAAACAATAGAACAGTTTGAACCATTTAATTGAACTGTTGCTGAACCACCTGTATTGTTAAAGATAGTATATTGAGTTCCTACTGTTCCACTTGCAGGTAGTGTTAATGAACCGTTAGTCCAATAAATGTAAGCACCTGTTTGTGCTAGTGTTAATGTTGTATTACCTGATACTGCTACAACTTCTGCTTTAGAATTAATACCACCGGATGAATTACCTGTAATCCAAGTAACGCCGCCATCTCCCGATGAGATAGATAATTGGTCGTCTGCTGTTGCACTTGGTACATCAGCCTTTCCAATTACAACATTGTTATTTCCGGTAGTGATATTATCACCTGCTTCATGCCCAATCGCAATATTGTCATCTCCCGTAGTTACAGCGTATAGTGCCTTGTAACCAAATGCTTGATTATTATGCCCATCTGTTATTCCCCAACCTGCACTATGACCTATTGCATTATTATATGCCCCTGTTCCGGCTGTGTAAAGCGATTGTTCACCTACGCTAGTATTTCTTATTCCATTATGAGCGTATTGTGATTGCCTTCCTACTGCTGTATTATAAGAAGCATCACCCGAATATAGAGCCTGTGAACCTATTACAGTATTTCTTTTAGAGGTAGTCATTGTTGTCCCCGCTTGATAACCTATAACTACATTGTCATCACCTGTTGTTAAAGCATCGAGTGAATAGTTTCCTATTGCTACATTGTATTCACCACCATTAACAGCACCACCTAAAGCACTATGTCCAATTGCTATGTTATCTGATTCTGTTGTAGCACCATCATATGCTTCATAACCGATAACTAAGTTTCTGCTTCCTGTTGTAACATTTAATGCACAAAATGTACCCATGTAAATTGAGTCAGTACCCGAAGTATGGGCTTGACCTGCTTGCCTACCAATTGCTATTATTTTATCTGCTGTTAAACTACCGCTTAATGTTCCATAACCAATAGCAATATTAGAATCTGCACCTGACCACCCACCATTACCTGCTTGAAATCCTATCGCTACGTTATAATTTGAAGTAGTAATATTACCTAAAGATTCGTACCCAACGGCTGTATTTCTAACACCACCTGTTAATTGTCTTAGTGAATAATAACCGATACCTGTATTTAGACTACCATCAGTTAAATGTTTGAATACCGAAGCACCATATCCTGTATTTCCTGTTGCACTATTTAATGTCCCTGTTGTTGGTGCTGAACCATCACTATCTGCCTGTATTAAAATTGAATCAGTAAAATTAGTAGCATCCATCAATACATCATCTAAACTACCAATAGCAGAAGCACCACCGGCATTTGCATCAACATATTCTTTAATCGCGCCTGATGACATTATGTGGTCGTCAGTATCAACATGCTCACTTCCTATGTCAATATCATTGAAAGTATGCCCTCCGAGGGTTATACCTTCCGCTACTTTCAATCCTTTCTTTACTACAAAGTCTCTTTCTGTTCCCATTTATTCATCACCATAATTTCACTATCCATCATGTTCAAGGTTCTACTATTAATTGGGTTGCCACTAAGCAGTATGAGTGCGCCCCGTTCGCAGTAGGTGTGAATCTAACTTCTATATTTGCGCTGTTGACAGTACAATCCCATGTACCTACAACTGCGTTTGTGTCTGTGTTTACTTGACCGTAATGTGTAAGGAAAGCGTTAGTACCATCGTGGGTTACTAATATCTCTCCAGCATCTGTGCGGTTGTTATCGTCTTTCTTTATGTGGTATAGTATTTTAGCGGCCTTGTAAGTCGCTTTTGGTATAGAGAACAAGTTAGTCTCTCCTGTTATAGTTGCGCTGTCTCCTGACGCTGTATCTAAGATAGCAACCGCATCAACGCTGAGTGTAGCGCCTTGTAAAGCACCTGTGCCTGTAACATTTCTAAATCCTGTTACATCTTTACTGCTGTCTACAATAACTGCTTTACTGGCCGACACAGTACCTGCTGTGATACCATCCACTAGATTCAGTTCTGCGGCTGTCGATGTTACGTTAGTGCCACCAATGTCGAGCGTAGTTACTGAGATTTCACCAGCAACGGTGACTAGGCCGTTTGCCAGTGTGATTAGGTCTGTATCATCTGTGTGACCAATTGTAGTACCGTTGATTAACACATCGTCTATGTCTAATGAGCCGCCTGAGATTAATCCGGTAGTAGTAATTGTCGATGAACCAGTGTCTATTGTACCGAAGCCTGATGTGATGCTACCTCCATTAAGAGCGCCTGTACTAGTCAAACTTGATGATACAACTGCACTACCAAGTGTAGTAGCGTTTAGTACCTCAGTGCCATTAATTTTGTACGTATTGCCTGTACCTGATGTATCTATGTCTACGTTAGACCTCCACGCCGTACTAGCGTTGTTATAGATGAAAACAGGGTTAGTAGCACCCGTACATTCGATTTCTATACCAGCGCCGTCAGCATTAGCAAGGCTATCATTGCCTTTTGCAACTGTTATGAGTGAATCTTCAACAGTTAATTGCGCTGTTGATATTGTTGTTGTTGAGCCGTTTACTACTAAGTCTCCCACAATTGTAGTCGTGGATGCAGCGCCAGCACCGATTGTAACGTCTACTTGACCATCAGTAGCGTGCTCTCCTTCAAGAATCAAGGCTGCTGTTTGCGCTGTATTAGTACCATCGCTTTCTGCGATAAAGAAAGTTAGTTTACCCGCTTCATCTGTATCTGCTGATTCTGAAACTTCTGCCACTATACTTGCAAACGCTGTTTGATTTTGTCCCGAATCATCAGCATAGAATGAGATAGTACCTATATCATCTCCATCAGCACCAGCAGCACCATCGTCTGAAACGAACCTTAATTCACCAGCAGTAGTACCGTCGTGAGTATTTTTTATTGTAAAGAGTGGTTTACTTGTTGCTGTGCTTGAAACAAGTACATCAGGTGCGGTGATTGCAACAGTTGCATCTGCTTGAATATCTAACTGACCGTTGGCCGTAGAACCTATTGATAATGCGCTGTCTCTAAATTGTAAAGCCATGCTTGTGTTCAATCTAATCCCAGTGTCCGGTATATGTGTGAGAGTTACATCCGTGTCTGCACCAAAACCAAGAATTGCATTGTCTGAAAGTAGCGTCATGTCATCGCCAACAGCAACATCGTCTGTGGTCGTCAATGTATCAACAAAAGCATTTTTCCACCTAACGCTTGTTGTGCCTAAATCCACATCGCTATCTGTTTGAGGACCAAATACACCATCTGCAACATATACTTGCTCTGCGTTTGCAGCGTAGAAATGTATTTCATCGGCAGTCTCGAAATCAATCTTAGTTTGGTCATCTTCACCGATTTTTATATCTGTTGCTAATAAAGATGTAATTGTAGTTTGAGCAGCCTCTACTGCGATAGTGAAGTTACCTGTCGAGCCACTATTAGCACCGCTAATACCGTCACCAGTTGTTAGAGTTTGGTTGTTTTCTCCAGCACCCGCGTTGGTTGGTGCCCAGCGACCATTGCTGTTATCCCACGCTAGTACCTGACCGTTAGACGGGGATGCCTGTCCTAATTGAATTATATGACCTGCGTTATCCATTACTATAACAGCAGTAGTATCGTGTGCATCTCCTAAACCAATCTCAAATTGATTTGCGCTGTCATCAATACCAAGTCTGTATTCTATCTCAGCACCATCAAAAATTAACAAAGTATCTTCCGCGCCATTATCCCCAATTGTTAATTTGGGTGTAGTACCAGTAATCACAACATCTTGAGGGAAAGTAACTAAAGGTGCTGAATCAGTAGTATCTACTTTCATAAATACTGAGGAACCAGCATCTGTAATTGTCAAAGCGGCTGCTTGGTTATCATCAGGTTTTAGAGTAATTGTAGTACCATCTGCTGTAATTTGGTCTAAAGCAATACCACCAACATTAGTGATGCTATTATCACCGAGGCTCAAGTCACCAGCGAGTGCTGTAATTGTGATTGAGCCAATTGTACCGCCCGTTACCGCATTACCGCTAATTTGGTCGGCTGCAAGAGTCAAGGTTCCAGCCGATACATCTAGGGTCTTACCGCTACCTACTGTAACATCAGATGTAGCAATAGTAGCGCCGTCTATCGTACCAGCGTTTATGTCAACCTTAGAGATGACTACCGAACCTGTTCCATGAGGTGTAATATTAATCGCTTCATTACCTGTTACGGTAGAAATCGTTTGTCCGTCAATCTTGATATTATCTATGTCAATATAACCTGAGTTAACTAATAGATTTCCATTAACTAACGTCAAATCTCCGTCGTCTACATCTAGTCCTGTTTTTACTGTAAAATTACGTGCTGTGCCCATACTTTTTCACCTCCATTATATCGTTAATGCTTGCCACGATACGCGCACCGTAACATCTTTGTTGGCTACCGTAGGGGTAACTACCAATTGAATGTATTGGCTATCCCCAGCCCCCGTAACGCCTGTTTGATACGCCCCTTGTTGTGTCGCGCTACTCGTTACTATCCCATATACGGATAGATATACGTCACCCGTAACAATGTTAGTTCCTGTGTTTGTAGTGCCCGTATGTGTAACAACCATCTCAGCCGTTTCAAAGACAGAATCTGTGGTGTTCTCAACTGACACAAGTAGTTTAGCGGCCTTGAACTTAGTTCTCTGATACAGGTTTACCGTAACAGCAGATAAGCCGCTACCTGTACGACTACCTGTGCCATAACCGAATCCTAACTCACTTACTTGGAATGGTGCATCAGGCGTACCCTGTAACACCCCTACTCTATCGTTAGTAGAGTCTGTCTTTAGTAGATTTGCAGATGATTTTACAACCAAATCAGTAGTATCTAAATTATCAGCATACACATTAGCCCATCTGAGAGGGTTAGACGCATCGGTTGCCCCTAGATTTAGTGCACTGTCACTACTAGGTAACCAGTGTTGGTTGACTTTTAATCCCTCTAGGGTCGCATCTGTGTTGTTGCTAAAAAGTATGGTTTTGTCTCCGTCGGATGAGTCTATGATGATACCCGCACCGTCAGTAGCAGAGTCATTACCGCCTTTTGCTATGAGAACGTGTAAATCTTCAATTTCTAGCGTAGCAACATTCAATGTTGTAGATGAACCACTTACAATTAAATTACCTGTTACGGTCAAGTCTTGATTTACAGTTAATGTACCTGCTGGACCTATGCTAGTGATACCCGCTTGGTTAGCGTCGATATTGATTACCGCGCTAGATGCAGTCAATCCTGTACCTGCAAACAATGTCGCCACATCGTCTATCGATTCTCTTCTTGTTGGGTCATTACTAGTTCCTTCGTCGGAGAAGGCAATATAGTCGCCCGATGCTATTGCCACTTCTGTAAGCCCGTTTATATCCATCAATCCGGCAGTATCAGTTAATTGAACTGTTGATGTGCCGAACTTGAGTTGGTCGCTATCATCTTCATCTACCCATAGAGTAAACGCTGTACCACCCGGATTATCGTCTACTTTTGTAAACTCTAAACCAGTCGGGGCTTTTAGCAATGAACCTGCCATAATTATCGGACCGCCCACATTGAGTGTGTTACTCGCTGTGGTGAATGTGAGTTGTGCATCGTTGGAGAATGAAGTACCGTCGCTTATCTGTATAGCCCCTGCTGAACCACTTGCGCCCACTGATGATGATGTCGCAAATACTTTTACCCACGCTGAACCGTTGTAAACGAATATAGCAGACGATGAAGGGTTTACGTCACCGACAGTAGCAGAATTAAGACTCAAACCACTAGGGTCGAAGATAACTTTGTGTGTGCTAGTCTGTGCATTATTCACTATAACCATGTGGCTTGGAGGGAATGTACCAGTAGGTGTGAGGTTAATGTCTCCACTTGCTGGTGTTGCGTTGAATATGTTTGGACCATCGAATCTAACCGATTGTGCTGTATTCAATACACTAATTTTATTCGGTCCAATTCTATGTGTTCTCCTCGCACCGCCTTGTTTACCGCTAAAGTACAACACGTGGTCTCCATCTGTGCCATCCGTACCGTAACTGTATGACATCCACATACCGCCAAAGTTGGATGATGATAGTCCCCCAACTTCATCTCCACCACCATGCATACCGTCAAGGTCTGCTGTTGAATCAATTCTACCCGTTTGGTTACCGAGAGAACCAGTAGTCATTGGGCTGAAATAAATAGGGCTAGGTTTTACGAATGTGCGTACATCGTATACGGTGTCTACTTCCATATCTAAATCACCAGCACTCGCGTTGTAAATACACTTTACAACAGCAAGGGCTGTACTTTGTTTAGATGCAAGATTCAGGCTACCATTTAGACCGCTTGTATCACTCAAGAAACTTTCAGGCGTTACGGGGAATCCGGTAGATACAGGAGAACCTTGTTCTATGTGGATACCGTATCTTGGAGATTCTGTGTCACTACAAGCGTAAACAACTAACAGACAAGATTGGCCGCTAGTTAGCGCAGACGTACTACCTTCAATAGTACTCTGTTGTAGTGTAATGGTGTGCGTTGCACCTGCGGCTATGTTACCAAAAGGTATGATTAACCCGTCTAATACAGCATATCCACCCCTTACTACAATAGAGTTAGTACCGTTGTCTGAAACGTATCCGGGGCTTGTAGCCTTAGCATTTCTATTGCTATCGCCTGTTGCTGTATCTTCATACATCAAGATTCCATTACCGTGTATGCCTTCAAATAAATTAGTTAAAGATGGAGAGAGAATATAATCTCCATCAGTCAATGTTGTTGTGTGCCCCGAAATGACGTTTTCTACCATAATATCACTTTACCTCTATCATTAATTGGATTACTACTTCGTTTGTCGATGTTTTCTTTATCGGATTGAAAACATGTCTTGTAATAGGGGTGAATCCGCTTGAACCCCTTAATTGCACGAACACTTCTTTGAGTGTTTCGTCGAATGCGTTTGCTGTTGTTAAATTACCTTCTACAAGTAATGTTGAATTATCCATAATGCGTACAGTAGGTGTTATCGTTATCGCTGGCCTACCAGCACTACCATCGCTACTCGTAGCAGGTGTGCTATCAAAACCAATAACCATCTCATTGATGTTGTCGGCTATTGTTTCTATCACTAATCGTTTCAAATGGTCGTTTGCTGGCATTATGATTCCCCCTCTATTATCGTAGATTCTTTTTCGATGAGTCCGATAGTCTCATTGTTCCCACCTAGTACCCCTCTTTCGCTATTTCGGCCAATTAAGAAGCCAGCGTGTGATAATTCAGTAACTGTAATTGTCGGTGTTACTATTATTTCTAGGCTATCAAAGAATGAAAAGTTCTCATCTGTAATTTGGTTTGTCTTATCCGGCCTTCTCTTAGATGACGATGATACGCTACCGCTTTTGATATCTTGTAACACCCCTTCCAATCCCGATTCACTACTGAGGAAAGTGAAATCACTCAAAGCGCTACCCGCTCTATGTTGCGCTTCTAATATAGTCAATCTTTTACCATCATATTCTATTATATCGCCCGGTCTCGCATCCCATAAATTAGGATGTCCTCTAGATTGTAATGAGCCTGTTGTAGACGCATTTGCTTTCAGTATCTGCCTTGCGACTGTCTTTGCACGCGATATGCTTGTAATAGATTCATCAAAGATAGGGGTAACACTTTCCAATACATCAGTATTGTATTTACTCTGTTGTCTACTTCTATCATCCATTGTAAGAATCAAGTCTTCATTTAACGCTATTTGTTTACCTTGCACTGTTACTCGATTTTCTATATTTTCAATAGGGTTAGTTTTCTTTTGACCAAAACGTATATTGCTCTCTATTTTTCTACTCACATCTGCGTAGTTAAAAGGTACATAATTTAAGACACCGTATCTATTCATCATAGTCACACGATTGTCGTGTCTAGAAACAAAGCGCAAGGCTGTAATTAGATTAATACCATAGAAATCAGATGCTAAAAATGTATTACTCGCCTTGCGTCTATTATTGCTACCTCTAGTAGTTGTAATGTGCGAACCTGTCGTTACCGCAGTAATTGCATCAGGCACATTTTGCGATAGTCTAACCGCTAAATCAGTAGTTCTAAATCCAATATCTATACCTTGTGCGAGATGCACTGTTTCATCTCTAAAACCTATATCTTTCAAAGTCCGACCTTTCATGTTGCGTAAATCTAATTGTAGACCATTACTTGTAGATGTGACCGTACTCTTCATAATTCGGTCTACTGGATTATCTTTACTATACAACAAATCTGTAACCGCGTTTTTACCATTACTAGACCACACATCGCTTTTCAGCGAATGTCCGTCAGTTTCAGTATGTGTGATGATAATACTAGATTCAGATTCAACTAAAGAGTATGTGCGTTCACTACCTAAATCGTAATTATCGGCGTTTATCGCTTCAATAGTAACCCTAGTCTTACCTGTACTTCTAGGTTCTATCTTTGCGTAATGTACAGCGTTATCTACAAACACTGGTTGCCTAATGTCGTTCATTACATTTGTCAAGGTTTCATCAAACCTACCTTTTGACGATTGAATAAGACCCATCACGCACCATCTCCGCTATGGTCTGTGACATTGAAGTCCACATCACCTTTGTGCCCTTTATTGTGTAATGACTGGCTAAATCTAGGTTTTACGGCAAAGTCGCTTCTTTTGAGTTCATCGTCTGTATCTTTTTCTTGCCTTCTTCTTGCTGCATCTGAGCGATGATGTTGTAGTGTGTTTTCACTTATGATAACTCTAGATACGCTAGTTTTCAAACTTGTATTATCAAATCCGCTCACGCCCGTACCTAATAATTTAGGACCAAAACTAGTAGGTGTGGTGAATGCAGCCGTATGGTCGAATACGAATATAGGGATATATGGTCCGTTACCATCAGGTATGCTTCTACCAGTTGGTAGATTTGCAGTAGGTGCTCTGCCGTTTTCCACTTCATATGTGAATATACCATACTTGCCACCGGATGTTGCATGTAGATAATTTTGAGTGTATTGAGGCGAGGCACTATTCAATGAGTTGTGTATGCGATATACTTCCGCGTGTTTAGCGTCTAAGACTCTTACTGGTCTAACTAAGAACTTTACAATGTTATCGTTCTCATTATTTCTCACACTATCTGTATTGTATTGGTCAACGTCTTGGTAAGGATTGCTAGTGTCATTGCTACCAGTCAAGGATGAAACGCCCCAACCAGTATCGTCAAACAGTCCAGCATAACTCTTTGTCTCAATTATGTATGAACCACCATATGGTCTGAACACATTAGTATGTGAGTATCTATGTACAGCAGAAATTGTAGAGCCAGCACTCTGCCTTGCAAATCCTATTATTGTGTAGTCTGCATTTGCTAAACTACCTTCGACTTGCATTGCACCTTCTAGTATAACTCTCTGACCTACATTTCTATCAGTGTGTAAACTATGCGCTTCCGTGTTGATGACTACGTGATTCTGTTCTATACCTTCTACAACTTGTGCATCTATTCCGATTCTTGGGCTAGTGCGCGAAATAACATCTTTGTGTACGCTTGTACCAACTATCTCTTCTATTCTATCACTCACTGTTGCTTCCGATTTTAGTAATCCATTATCATCTATACCGAGTTTAGAACTAATACCCCTCTTGACTTCATCGGCTTGCAGTACAGCGTTACGCGGGCGTAACAGCCCATCTCCGAACAATGGTTCAGCAGTATTATGACTGAGAACTACACCTGTTTTGTGCACTGGTGTTGACAGTTCTGTGAGTATCTCTTCGTTAAACGCAGTTGGGTATCTTACGCCTCTTCCATTACCCATATCGCCTACACGCAGTGAATGTACGGGGGCAAACACGTCTACTAATGCATTAGAATTATTGTTGTTGACGTTATTCAGCACACCGCCGAATCTAGGTATTGTGTATCCGGCAGTTACCGATATATTTCCGTTAGTTAAATCCGCTATACCTTTCAGATTGAATAGAGGCTTACCGCCATTCCAAATACGCGCATGTGCGGTATTGCTACCGTTGTCATATGCGTCGCCACAGTCCCATGATGGTCTAATACCGAATCCACGCACTGGGGCACGTCTTACAGCCTCTCCACGCTCATTGCCCCACCAATCTATCAGATAGTACTGAGAGGCCACAGAAAGGCTTGTTTCCCCTTTACCTTCTTCATCGCCCCACCAATCTCTTTCAGTACGTGCTGGATTTCGTATTGTACGTACTGGTGTTCCGAATGGTCTAGTCATCCTTCTTCCATCGCTATATCTTACTTGCCAACCCTCTTGGTCTTGATTTAACATTCCTGTAAAGTTAGTCTGCCTCTCCATAACCCCAACGTATGTTGTAGGTTTAGATGCGTTGCTACTACCATCGCTCCATGCATTGCTGTATGCCTCGGTCTGTACAAGTGGACCCGCATCGTAGTTCAGAGTGTTAGTACCAGCAGCGCTTGAAGCGTCTGCTTCGTATATCGCGCGCACGCTGTTGATATCGTATCTTGGTCTGTTATAGGCTTGACGTACAGCGTTACGGTAACCATACGGCCTTCTTCTATACTGGTCCATAGCCCCAGTTGTAATACCCGAAGATACCGCATAACTACCATCATCGTCAGCATCTACCCATTGGAAGTTGCTATTAGAAGCAAAATCAGCACTTGTGGACGTTTCATGCACATTCCATGGTATAGATGCCATACCGTATAAGTCTAGTTTACTCGCATGTGGGCCACCACGACTACCACAAGGCCAATATCCACTAAGCATTAAATTAGTTCCACCAGCATCGTGTGTATTACTATTAGATATCACTTCACCTGTTTTACTTACATTAGGTCTCTTAATTAAGAAATCAAATGGACCTGTACTTATTGCATGTGTAAAATCGTGATAATGTATAGTTTCAAAATGTTCAGGTAATGAATTATATGCTGCTTTGTTAACTGCATTACCTTTCCAACTACGAGATGTATTATCTGAGAAGTATGTATTAGGTCTACCGAGGTTAGGATGCCACATACATAGGAATGCATCAGGTACATGATTACTATATGTATCTTGATTACCATTAATTATATCAGGTAATATATTCGCAAATACACTCTTACGTTTATTTGTAAGTATTTCACCTGCTGGTAATGTATTGTAACTGTGTGTTAAAGTAAGTATTGCACCATCATATATGTTATCCCAAAAACCATCAGCGCCTGATTTAGCACCTAATGTCAATGTTTTGGGTATATTGATTGTTGCAGCCGTATCTCCGCTAACACTTGTTAGTTCTTTAGAATAGATAGTTCCATTCTTGCCCGTATACTGCACTTCTTGTTTATAGTAAGGATACATTGGGAACGTATTTGCGTTATCTACAACTATTGTTCCGCTAGTATTGAAAGATACAACAGTACATTTTGGATTTAGACTTATACTTTTATTGTATTTATCGTATATGTCAAAGTACAAAGAAGTATATCCGTTAATTGTTAACTGACTTCCTATACTTCCGAAGGTACTTCTCATAAACATATAGTAATCTTCGGGACTATATTGAGATAGTTTTCTATAATTTGTTGCTTCTGAAACTGCTGACCCATTATGTTTGATTGCATTCTTGTGTAATATGCTCCACCACGGTATATGCAAAGTGTGTGCAGGGGTCGCATCGCTAAACATTGTGCTATATGGAAAACCCTTTCTAGTAAATGCGGGGCTTTCTGTTAATTGTACGCCTACATGGTTATACAACATCAACGGTGGTATGTTCGTAAATTGACTACCTTGGTCATTACTAATATCTAATATCGCTTCATTGATGAATACTTCACAACCACGTACATCTGCTTGTGTTGCTTTTGCTAACACTAATGTCATACCTCCCTTAGTACGGTCTACATTACCATCACTATCCATTTTTATCCCAATAACCGTGTTTATCTGCTGACTGGTTAATGCAGCGCCTGAATTATTATGGTAACCGACTAACTGATTATGGAACACATTAGGTTGTATGACTATTTGGTAAGCGCCCACTTCCGCAGGGTCAGGGAAGTGTCTACCTTGTGTATATTCACTAGCGGCCTCAAGTACAATACTGTGTCCTCCGGCTTTATTTACTGTCGCTGCTAAAGTTGTGCTTGTACCGTCTGATGACGCTAAAACACCGTAACCGTCATATTTCACACCGCTCTCGAACATAAGGGTGAATGCGCCCCCGTGTATGTCGCTGGGACCACTGGGGGCTGCATTTATCCCACTAAAGTTAATCTCAGCGTCCATAGCGTGTAAATTATTATCTAAATTAAATGAAGAGTTAATGTCACTTTTATTATTTGTAGCAGTTGCATAACTAGCAAAGTTACTAGAATCAACAAAACCATTTGTCATTTGGTAATCAATCAAATGTCTTCTGTATAGACTTTGGTAAGCAGGGTGTGCCCAGTGTCCGGGCAACATCGGCATTGTTGGGGTGACGAAGTGGTGTCCCATTCTTGGGAATGGCATAGGTGTCAACACAGGCTTACTATATGCGTCGTATCCTATTGTCTGTCCTGATACATAGTACAACGTGTTAGCCATATCAGGAGAGTTACCGCTAACCTCAGCGTGGTCGCGTAATCGACGTGCTGCGAAGAACCTGTTGCTTCCAGCAGGTATGTAATACGAAGGTACTACCTTTAGATTTGTAACAGTTTGACCTGCCATGAATGTGGCGAAGTTGACATCTCCAACAACATCTATGGTGGCATCGTTTTGTGCTATATACGTACATACAGCGCCTTCATCAGTTGTCGGGTTGTACACACGTAGGAACTTGCGAGTATCTTCTTTAGTACCAAATCCAGCATCGAATACTTGCACATCTAATGTAGCGTCTACTGTTAATACATTAGTGCTAGAATCCCATGCAGTAACAGATACTATGTCGGTCTCTACACCACCTGCGTGTGTATAGACAGTTGGATATCTATGTGTATGCGTGTGCCCCATCTTTGTGACATGGAAGAATAATGTGCGGTCATGTAACTCATAACTAGTCTGCAATGGAGAGTTGTCATTCCATGCACCTAGTTCTGAATCAAAGGTTACTGGATTGATGCGTTCCCAATTGTGGTTCTCATATGTAGGTGCTTGACGTGGGCTTGCTACACTGTTGTCGAATAGATGTCCTATGTGGTTCTCACCCATATCAGGGTGTATCATACCACCTGTACCGATTGTTTCATGTTGGTACGCTTGTATTGGGTCGAATCCTGAACGTACAACTATGTTGCCCGGTATACTGTTAGGGTCAGGTAACTGTACCTTCAAGTTAGGTATCTTGCCACTGTTAGCAAGCGCAGGTGCGTTACCTTTCACACCTCTGTTCTCAGGTATACGGAATCCACGTATGATAGTCCCCAGTGGACTACCGCCCTCTATCTTGTGTACTTGCCCCGTCTCATCTCTTACGGTGATGCTTTGGAACTGTATCTCTTCATTTGGTATGTTTAACACGTTACCAATCTTGTATGGGTGCTTACGCATAAGTTCGGGGTGCGCTAACTCTTGTGCTTGTAGTATAGGCATCATAGCGCTATTTGTGGTCTCAAAAGAGAACCTTACGTTACCGTATATCTTCTCACCTGTTTGGTATGCGGTGTTACTCTTCACACGTGTCATCCATGGCACTGCGCCAAGACCGCGAGCGTTGATTGCTGGCATACTAAGGTTACCGCCATCCATTCTCTTCCACACTATGTTCTCTACTGAAAAGTTCTTTGCGGCTGAATCTCTATACATTTGTAATGCGTTCACATCTCCCATCCAATATTTGTTAGGCCACCCATCGCTGTGGTCTGTACCTGAGTATTTGTCAGTAGATACGTTTCGGTATGCATCGTCTGTATGTAATAATGCAGAACCAACAGAGTGGTCTAGGTCGAACAGTAAATCACCTGTCTTGTTTAGACCCGGTGTAGCGTTTTGCAACTTCAAATCAGTAGGTGTGGTACTGTAAAAGTATGAGCCTGAGCCGCCTGAGAATAAAGTATCAGCCCAGTCCCCATTAGACGGTGTACCGACAGGTACAGTTGTACCTTCAACGATTAGAGCCTCTACATTCGGTCCAGCGTTTGCGGGTGCGATGAATCTATCTTGACCGTGGAATCTTTCATCCCATTGTGTAGTACCAGCGTATGTGATTGGGTTAGTACCTTGTCCTATGACTTGTAACCAGTCACCGTTTGCAGTTATTGCATCTCTGTCGAACTTTGCAATTAATGAACTCTCACACTCGTAACTGACAACTAGGAATGCGCTACTGTACAACCCTTGTGGTGTTGTTAGTTCCTTAGGTAATGTAGCGGTGTAGTTAGTAGGTGCGACCCATTGATTAGCGTTACCCGCTTCATCTGTATCATTGAAGTTGTAAGTGTAAGTATCCCAACCTAAACCAGCACTACTACCACTTGTTAAATCTAATTTAGAATAAAAGCCTGATTTAACTAAATGTGTACCTAATGCGTTTCCTATACCGTCAATTGTAGGTGTGCTTTCGGGACTACCCTGCATAGGTGCTACAACAGGTATGTTGCTATGCACATTCATTACTGTACCAGCAGTTCCGTATGGTGAGAAGTTAAGCATCTCATGGTATGCACCTAATCCAGCAGCATATCCTGTACCGCTTGTGTTCTTAGTTATCTTCAAACTATTCAGATAAGAATATCTCTCACCATGCCAACCTATTGCACCTATTGGCCTTGTTCTATCAACAGCATCTACAATACCTGAGAAGTGAACTTGCGTCATATGGTCACGTGCTGATACATTCTCGTTATTGAAACGCATTGTACCTGCTTTGCTCCATACATAAAGAGTATAAGAACTAGAAATAGCCTCACTGAAAGACCCACTTCCATCTTTGAGTACTTCCCACGTTTCAGGCGCTTCTAGTTTATTTAGGCCGTTTAATCTATTAGGTGCAAGATAGAATCTAACTTTCCAATCGCTACTATCCGCTAATACTTCCCTAGAGTGATAGCAAGCGAATCTAGTGTTAGTCCCTTGATGTAATCTAACCCAACCCGATGTAGGTAATTGTTCTAATGTTGTTTGTGAACCACTCGATGGGCTATCTATGTAATTGCCAGTAGCACTATTATTTACGTAAGTGGATGTGCCAGCAAGTGGTATCCACCCGTATCTATCTTGACGCATTGCATTACCCATAGACGGCATGTGTGTGCCACCGAGAGACTTGAGTGCCCCAGCGCCGGGGAATGCGTTTATTGCAGCGCCTAGTACAGTAGCGAGTTCTTCACCGTTCTGACAACGTGTCGCATCTACTACGATGTATTCCATCTTTGCATCTGCTGTTGCTACGGCTTCGCTACCATTCCCTATGTAATCTAGAATGCGACCTGTAAGCACGCCCGAAGTTCTAAACGCAGTAGGATGTATTTGATTCGCACGTTCCCAATTGCTACTCAATACTCTAGCAGCAGATTTACCCGCGTGTGGTGGATTAAATGTAATTTGGTTGTCTAACCATGAGCCGCCCGGATGAAAACCGCCATCCATGTGCCATACTGTATCTGCTGCCATAGTAATACCGAATCCGATAGTAGGCGTATGCATCTTAGGATGTATATGTGTTAAGTCATATCCTATTTGCGCTGTGCCTGTAACATCGTGCGGTGTGTCGTCGTTGAACTGTTGACCGTAGTGCCTACCATGTTCAGGTCTTTGTGAGAACTTACCCTTCCAACAGTAACCAGCAGGGCTTTCCCAATTCACCATCGCTCTCCAATGGAAGCCCGCAGTAGCGTCATAGTATACCTTGCTCGGTGGCATGAAATTGTATTTTTCATTAACAATATGATTTGGGAATACGTGTCTTGAATTGGCTATTGATTCGTCTAATGGTATAGAAGCCCATGTGTTACCGCTTACAACCACTCTACCCGGAAACGGCTCTTTGGTATTAGCAGCATTACCGCTATCCGCATCTGCTACTTCTTGTGTAAATGGAAACGCTTGACCCGGACCAAATATGAGGTAAGTGGTCTTACTATCTGTACCGTCTACGTGGTCTTCATATCGCGCTGTTGGATGAGCAAATCTCAATACAAGCGGTACAGGCTTTGCTTTTATCTCACCCGCACTATATGTCACACCCCCTTTAGATAAATCAGGTGCTAGTATGTTCTGTTGATTGAATGCAGGTGGTGTAATACTACCACGATGTTGATTACACAACGCAGCGCCGGGGAAGAAAGCAAACATTGCATTTCCGTCTAACATAGCGTAACTCGTAGATATTTCATTTGCATTCTGTAATCCAGTAACACCAGTCGGTCCAGTAGAATATGGATGGGTGTAGAAAGTAGAATAGTCGTTCTGTGTACCATCGTTTACGTCGAGTGTTACACCGCTAAATCCACCACCAAAGAACAACGGTACACTGTGGTCTTTGCTACTCTTACCACCACGGAAGTAGACTATTGGCTCAGAAAATACGCTACCAATAGAGCGCAGTCCATCGAACTCTTTGTTATTGTGTCGTTGCAATATATTTGCTTTAGCCATAGATTGAGGAAAGTTACCTCCCGCATCTGCTGTTAACCAACTAATTTTAGTGCGTGGATTAGAGCCTGTTTGACTTTCAGCCTCAATAGGATAGTCTCCTAACCACACGGTTGTTCTTTCGCCTACTGGCAATATTACGTTGCTTGCCGTTGCACCCGATGGTATCAGGAATGGGTCTACGTTGTCACTCAGTGTCACTTCGGTAGTCCAACTACTCTGACTGCTTCCAAAGTGCACATGAGGATTATCAATCATCGGTAGTATGTGGTCACCGGATGAACGTGTAAATTGTATACCCTTTAGCCCTTCGTTCCAAGCGGTAGTATCAATCGGGGTATTAGTTGAATCAACTAGATTAGGTGACGCTGTGTTTGAGTTTGGACCTTTTGATACAGTAGTTATTTCAAGTAATGTATGCGGTATATAACCGCAATCGATGCCTTGACTAGCATCTATATTTGTATCAATTACTGGTCTTGTGCCATGACGAGCACTTTCACTAGTATCGAAGTCCCATTCACCGTTTGTTACCTTGTCTACTCTTCTCACTTCGCCAAACTCTAAGTGTGAAGCGTGGATACCGTAATCTCTCTTCACAACGCTAGTATAAGATTGACTGAGAGGTACTATCGGACTTTGAGTGTTATAGGCTCTAATTCGTATTGCATCTTCTTTCACACCCCATTCACCGAATGTACGACCATCTGTCGCATACATCTCTCTACAATCAAACACATGTCCTTCTTCTGTATTTACTTCATTACCTGCGTTTATTGCAGCAGCAGTTGCAGCAGCGATTAACTCATCTGTTACAAGCGTAGTCCAATTTAATACAGAAGCAATTAATACTTCATCCGGTAATGCTACTAACCCAGTACAACCGTAAAATGTAGTGTGGTCTCTTGATGTATAAGATACTGTAATCCCAACATCAGCCGTCGCGTCATAATCTGTAATTTGTATAATCCCGTTTTTCTTCGGGAATCCCAAGTAACCCAAAATATCCCCTTTGACGTTAAAAGCAGAATTAAGTGGGGTGTTACCGCTTGTATATGGCGCTTGGTCAAAGGCTATTACTAATGTGTTAGCGCTGGTATCCTCAGTAGCACTAACGAGAAGTGCAGCATTTGGGGCACTAACGCCTCTCCATCTAGCGCCCTTCCAATACTGCAATGTTTCTGTGACACCACTTGCATCTGTATCTAATCTGCCTGTCGCATCACCGACACCATGCATGTGTTTACCTATCGTAAATCCACCCTGTCCCACATCCCTGTCGTCGAAGAAAACGCATACTTCATCTTCAATAGTGGAAGGTAATGTAGTATTACTGTTTGCAAACGATTCACCTATCTTACGATAAATGTATCTAATACCGTTTTCTACACCTAAGTTGTCTCTGAATCTAAAACCGTATAATTGTCCGTTACCTATATTATCAGAAATTATGTTTGATGTTGGCACATGGTTTGAATAATCTGAACCAGTATGAGCAGTGCCTTGAGCGTTAAATGCGCCATACCTATTATTGAACTTAGTCTCACCTATTTTACCAAAACCCCAAGTTCCGACATCGGGCGCAAATCCCGGTACACCGCTTGCTACTAATCCCCCAAAGTTTATTCTTGAGATAGCCTTTTTACCAACTCTTAAACCCTTGACTAATGAAGATGATGAACCTTTAATGTCTAAAGATTCTGTGTTTATTGTGTTATGACTCTTACCACTTATAGAATCAGACACTGCTCTCAATACGCTACTATCTTCAAACTCAGAGACACTTTCTATTTCTTCACCGCTTTCTACCGATGTAACGTATTGTTGTAGTGTGGTAATCGGGGCAAACGGTCTACCGTGTTTGTTTAATGGCATAGGCGCTGGGTGCATGTTTTCACCCTCTCTTTCGTCAGGCAACGCCCAAAAGTTACGCCATCTTCCGCCGTGTCCTACTAAGAATTGTGGCTGGTAAACACTCTGCCCTTTACTATTATCTAGCCACACACAGAAGTTTCTTCCACTTGCGCCCGGCACTGTACTATGAATGACAATAGTGTATCCTGTATCTCCGTTTAGGTCTTGTACTTCTCTACCTATGTGAGCGCGTATGTACCCCATGTGTGTACCCTTGTCACCATTATCTACATTCCAAAACGGTGAAGGGTCGTGCGCTGAACCAGTTAACAGTCTACCGTTTAGTGCAGCGTGTTGATTGATTAATCTAACAGCCTCTTCTGTTGCAGACAATGTATCTACAACACCGTCTTTTTGACTAATCTCACCTAAATCCAATGTTAAACGTCTAACAAAGTCCATGTCTTTCCATTGTGGTAGGTGTTGTAATCTACTCTCAGTATGATTAGTCAAATCTAAAGATGAACTTCTAATACCCTTTAGACACAAGAATGCAGGTATAACTCTAGTACCATCAGGTGTATCAAAGAATGTAGAAGGGTCTCTTAGCGTACAACCAGTTGTTGCTTCTCTATGTTCTATTAATTTCTTAACAAACGAGTTTGCGTTGCTACTAGGTATTCTAGTGAACGAATGCTTTGCATTTGCTTGCTTATGTAAAACAACAGAATCGTTAGTTCTAGGCGTAAGACTGTATCCTGTTGAAAGTCCACTGGTTGTTCCGCCATAGGAATATCCTGTGTGTACGTGATGACCATGTGCTTTACCGTATAATCTAGCACCCTCTATTTTTCTACCATCTGTTGGTAAAGCCGTACTCAAACTAGCAATAGTTGTACTATCGATTAAATCGCTAGTATGTCTATTCGCTAAATCGTGTGCGTAAGCGCTTTCTATATACTTAGATTGTTGAGTACTTCGTATGTAAGGATTTTGAGATAAAAAGCCGTTTGTAACATCTATTTGCGTAGTCCATGGACTTGGACCAGCACCGTTGTATGTAGCGTTGACTTTGTGTAATTCTGTTCTACTTGTACCACCACTTTCTACCACTTCTTTAGGCCAACCTATTTGTGTAGCCTGTGAACTAGTCTGCACTTGCATGTGTAT